TTGTCATCTCCAGCATATTTCTCTCGAACATATATCCGAAAATAATAAAGGTCATTATGCGGCTTCTCGATGATATTCAACCAAGCAAGTCGCATAAGGAGGGCGTTGACTCCGCTGTTCATCACGAAAGTCAACCACCATCCAGAGGGCATGCAACCGTTCACACGAATGATCACAGATTTCATGCCCCATCCCCAATTCCACGTTATTCGGAAATGAGGGAAGACGGCATGAAGAACACAAATGTATCCTTCCCACCAGATTTGCATGTCTTCGGTCCAGCCATACCAAGGGGCAATCACATGAATGTAAAAGCCGATTGCGACTGAAGCCTTAAACTTGCCATCCCAGTGTTCCTGGTCACCGTCAAGGCCGAAACCCGACACTTCATGAAAGCGTCGTATCATCTCATGCCATTCCAGGGACCCTCGATTAAAACCAAGGGTCGACCAAGTCGAGCTGCGGGTTCTCTTCAGAAACTCTGCAAATCCAGCAAATAAACGCTTATTATGCAAAAATCCTGTGAGTGAGCCTGCGGCAAAGCCTCGCGTTTTACCCAGATCAACCTTTTCATTGTCTCGCTTCTCATCTTTAAGCGTAACAAGAAAGGGATCACTTGGTATAATACGTGAGGCGAGAAGTCCTTCCCAACGCTTGTAGTCTTCGGCAGCCTCCGGTCCTAATGAAAGGTTACCGGGCTCACCGTTGATAACATTGCGTTTGGGGCCTCTCAACTTGGGGTTAAGGGAGAACGGGTATCCAGATGATGTACTCAGATCAACAGATTCCACCTTTCCGGGTATTCCGTTCAAACACTCATGCAACGTAAGTGGCCTAGTAATGTCTTCTTCGCTTCGCAGCGCAGAGAGCTCTTCAAAAATGGATTTCGCACATTCCTCAATCTCCTTCTCGGGAAAGTACTTATGCGATAGCCCATATTTCTTCAGAGCTTTATCCATCGGATCTAGGTCACCTGTCGTTCGCAAGAGAGCGGGCCTCATAGTAGATGGGGCAACAAGACCATAAATATCAGACTTTGCCAGCGTTGTAAAACCGGCATTTCCAATATGATGGGATGATTCCAAGACGCATTCCGTCTTATTAGGACCAATCCCAAGATGGCCTCGCTGTACCGTCGCAGTTTCATGTGGAAAATCACCTTCAACAGCAATACGACCTCTAGCCGAACACATAGCAAGATACTTCTCAACTTCGCCTCTATTCAATAGAATAGCAAAGGAGCGATTCTCTTTAGTGTTCGACTTAGCCATATGCATACCGACAATTTGCAGACTTCCTCCTCGATCAACGAAGACTAAGTTTCCGCAATCACCGTCTCTTCCTTCAAAATCATAATAGAAGTCAGAGACCATGCTAAATGTCGGACTAAAATCACAAGCGTACGGTTGTACTGTAAGCTTGGTATTATAGTATGAAGGCCAACCTCGCCAAGTACGTGACACCCAACAATTCTTCTGTCCGCTGATAGGAACGTCCAGGAGATATCGCGTGATATCAGCATATGGAGCTAAGGTAGAAGGAAACTCAATAAGACAAAGATCTACGTCGTCAAATTCAATCACCTTACAATCGGAAAGCTGAAAGTGATATATCTCTTTATCAGATGAACGATGAGAGATAAGTCGCACTTCAGTAGTACCAAGCAAGAAATGTTTATTGGCTAACATACAGCGTCCTCGCACGAAGACGCCATGCACCCAATGCGCATTTTGGTTTGTAACAACCACTTGATTCCGATATACCTTAGCAAAGATTGGATCATTTCCATCTTGTAGCTTAGCGGGCGAGCGTGCAAAAACAGTCCTTGCACTGCTCGCTCGTGGGGTCGCACCCTCACCTGACTGCAATGAAGCAGGAGGGAAGATTAGACCCATTAAGCCACAAAAAGCCTTATAGCAAAGCCAAGCATTCAGCGCTAGCGAGACAGATGTGATGATAGTCCTATAAAGGGTCTCATCATTAACCTGCCAAGCGCACGCAAAATTCAAGATTTTGCCAAAGCCAAAGAAAATGCGATAGCCAGCTTGTAAAGTTGCCTTATCACGAAGTTCTGACGTCGGTTTCGGTGTTGTAACTACTTCATCATCCTCATCTTCATTTTCATGAATAGAAGATTCCGTAGCTACTGAACTTTCATCATCAACGTCGTGAAATTCAGTCCGTATTCCATCGCGCACATTTTCATATGCGCCAACAAAGTCGGCACTGGGATTCTCCATACAATACTTTTCGAGATCATCATCAACATCTACTTGTTCTGCAAAATGTTTCAGATACGCATCAGAAAGTATTTTCTGGAGTTCTTTCACCGTATAATTATTGTACCCCTCCTTATTCTTCACAGGCTTCTGTGTACCATCAGCCTGCGCTTTATAAAGTGAGTACTTATTCATAGGGTGAAATTTCTTATCCCATTCAATGATGTAACCAAGGCGGCGTTGTAATGCCACCTTGTCGGCAATCTGCTTGCAATGACTAAAACTCTTGAAATTTGAATTCAAGATCACTAGAGGCGAATCAAAAGTTGTTCCTTTCATTCCAACCTCTGGATTGTCAATTGCAGCAAATGGTGGGAGATAATCAGCATTAGAAACAATGCTCATAATCTCACCAGCAGCATCGTCATCAACAAGGGAGCCAAAATCGTCATAAACAAAAACTTTATGCTTTTCAGGATTATATCCATCAAAGTAATCAGAATTTGAATTACGCGTATAGCTCATACCTCGGATGTCACGAAGACTGCTTCCAATAATGCCAGACACCAACAAGGGCCAACTTGTCGATTTTCCAGTTCCAGGCGGGCCAAACAGCGTTATCACGAACGGTATAGGTCGTGAACCACGCGTGCTCGGCCTCATAATCTGACGAGCGTTACTTGAGAAATGCTTGAGCAAGCGATAAACCTGCTCATTAGGAGCATACTCACGAGTAACATACTCATCAGCCATCTTCCATGCGGTTTCAAAAGTAGCATAAGCTTTCGCTGAGCCACAATTTTCACCGCGTAGAAGGTTACGATAAGCCTCAAGCATATAATAAACTGCGTTATCCTCTGTCGTAGCATCTCTCTGAAACCTCTTTCGAGGATCAGTAGCCACGAACAATCGAGTCAACCAACCCGGCAAATACGAGAAGAAATTATTCACAAATTCATGCAAATTCTTCCAACCCGACATTGCCGCATTGAAATCCTTGATCAGATCAAACACAGCTTTCCATTTGGGAATTCCGATAAAGCGATGAACACCAAAAAGAAGAGACAACCAATCAGCACCACTCTGTTGAGTGGCCTGGTCTCGGAAGATACGCTCTTCAGCCTCAGCTTGCTCCTCATAAAAATCACTATCAGTCATTTTAGAGAAGTTAAACTTGGCTCCCATAATAGTATCCACAAGCCCTGCGATCAAATTGGTATCACCAATTTGCTCAGCTAGGGAAGCCAAACAGACAACACGTTGTACTGTGCTCTCTGTGGCAAACAACTGGTAAGTCGTATGTATGAACGTAACAGTCACATTCTTCCGACAGAAATCATTAATTTTCTCCAAACAAGACATAATCTTTGTCTGAAAAGCATCAACTACTCCATCTGCAAATACCTGTGCTGTCCAACGAACAAACTTACGATAAAGATCGACCAAACCGTTCCACAGGTTAACGACCGTGTCTTTACCCAGTTGTTGAGTGGCACTATCACGCACCATGTTGGTCATGGCAGCGTAAGATCGTTCCATTGTGACAGGGGTTGATTCAACTCTCGCCTTACCAAAACCCTCTGCCACCTGTCCCTTAACAGTCAGTTCCAGTGGTCTCAAACGACTCCAATAGGAGCCATGGTACCACTTATTCTTGCAAAACGGACAAAAGAAGATAGAAGCCAAGATTGTATTGTCTTCACACTTCAACAAAGATGTCCGTGTACAATTACCACAATGCCTTTCATAGGGCTCTTTCGAGACCTTTTCAGACAAACAGTGGCAAGTAGGTTGCAAGAATACCGGTTTCCGAGTTCCATCACGAAGCACGCTACAATGTTCTATGTAGCTATCATAGCATCGACCATGCTCACATTTATGCTTACGGTTATAAGCAGCAATGCGAGTCTCATAGTCAGTGCCTTGATACATAAAGAGATTGAGCCAAGGAGATACATCCTTTGGTAATGGGACGTACTTCTCATACTTAAGCTCTCTCTCTTGAACGCGCTGTTGATAGTACATAGTTTTTGCAACACGTGCACCATCAACGACAGCTTTCTCAGCCATACGTAGATTGGCAGCAGCCTTAAGCTCTTCTGCAAGAGCTTGCTGCCGCTTCCAAAGGGCATTCTTCTCCCTAAGGCGACGACCATAAACGTTTTTGACAAACAATGGGTTTTCATATGTTTTGCCTTCTTCGTTTACAAGCCATCTTCCAGCGTCATGGGGAACTGTATTCGGAGCGTAATTCCGCTCACGAGCAGCTCCACGGTCAGCGCGTGATTGTGATTTACGGGTGGACGAATCCATGGCCCCGCAGCCATTGTCTCGACATGCTTCAAATGAATTCATGTCAAGAGAAGATACAGTAGAACGTAAACGGCGTCTAATGAACAAGTCAAAAATAACGAATGTTTATAGTTTACCATATCTAATCTGGAGTTGTCAACCTCCGAAATTATTATCTTTTACTTTGTCGCACGACAATGCGAGAAAGGTGAATTGAGATTTTCTGTTTGGTACCAAATACTACATTCACAAATCATATTCAGTACTAAAAGAGCGTTTACTTTGAAACGTAAAGTCATTTAAAAGTTTTGATGCCAGTGAATATTACCTAGTGTCATATATAAAATAATCGCTAGTAAGGTATTATAGCAAAATTT